CAGAGGAAAAAGCAAGAGAGGTTATTCGTGGTAGAGATGTGGAACTTGCAAACGGTATTGATCCAGATTTGAATGAACCATTTGAATCAGGTTCGTCAACAACTCCTGCTCCTCTTCCATCTTCGGCTGACGGAAATGATTTCCCTTCTGCATCTGAAGAAGATACAAACTTGGTGGATGACGCAAACAATACTGACGTAGACAAGACAGACTTTGACGGACAACTCTTGAGATTCCTACCACACACAGACGATAGAATTAATCCAGCACTTAGAGGTATCATGGAAGAAGTCGCAAAGGAATATGGACAGACATTAACAATTACTTCTGCATATCGTAGTCCAGCGTACAATGCATCTGTTGGTGGCGCAAAGAAAAGTCAACACCAACAAGGTAATGCAGTTGATGTTCGTATGAGTAATACTTCTGTTGCAGACAGACAAAGGTTCTTACGCATTGCAGCCTCAAAGGGTATCCAAGGATTCGGTTGTTACTTCCCAGCATCTTCTGGTGGAAACTTTATTCACTGCGACATTGGTGGAAAGAGACAGTGGGGCCCGAATGGTTCACGCACAGGAAGTTACGGATGGCAAAGACAAACACTTAGAGGACTAGGGTGGTCAACATGAGTATAATATGGCACATACTATTGACGGTTTGTTCTGGAAGCAATTGTGTGGAACAGGATGTCCAGTGGTTTGATAAAGAACAAGAATGTAAAGTAATGTTGGAAAGATATATTTCTATTCCAGTAGATGGAGATTGGGATACAGTTGAGTATGTCTGTAAACCTGTCGGAAGTAGGGGAGCGTAATGCACGAATATAAATGTAGAATGGTAAGAGTAGTTGACGGTGACACAGTAGATGTTGACATTGACTTGGGGTTTGGTGTCTGGCTTCTCAAACAAAGAATTCGTATGTACGGTATTGACACACCAGAATCTAGAACTAGAGATTTAGAAGAGAAGAAGTATGGACTAGCCGCAAAAGACTTTCTTGTGAAGTGGACTAATGCAGGCGGACTTACTCTCAAAACATATAAGGATGGTAAAGGTAAGTTCGGAAGGATACTTGGAGAGATATGGTGTTTTGATACAAACGTCAATGAGAAGATGATTGAAGAACATCATGCAGTTCGATATATGGGTCAATCGAAAGAAGATATCGCAGAAGAACATATCAAAAATCGAGCCCATGTCAATCTATAGTTTTCGTTATAAATACAAATAAGGAGAAATAGATGACTGTCAATCCAACAGCATTTCGTGATGCAGAGAGAACAAACGACTCTGATAGAAATGCACAAGTATTTAAAGACATTAACTTGTCGCTTGCAAGACATCCTATTACTGGTGACATTGCAAGCCTTACTAATATTGAGGCAGTCAAACGTAGTGTTCGTAATTTAATTAATACAAACTTTTATGAACGTCCTTTTCATCCAGAGATAGGTTCTAATGTTCGTTCAGTTTTATTTGAACCAGTATCACCAATTGTCGCAAGTGTTTTAGAAAGACACGTTAAAGATGTAGTAGAAAACTTTGAACCAAGAGCAGAGTTAATAGATGTACAAGTTACAGATAATTCAGATGCAAATGAGTATAGGGTACAGATTAAATTCTATGTAGTCAACTCTTCTGACATTGTAGACATGAACATATTTTTAGAGAGATTAAGATAAGATGGCAGAGTCAAAATTACAAGTCACTGAACTAGATTTCGATGACATTAAAAATAATCTAAAGACATATCTAAAAGGACAGTCAGAGTTTTCTGATTATAACTTTGAAGGTTCTGGTATGTCTGTTCTTTTAGATACCCTTGCATACAATACACACTATCTTGGAATGAATGCAAATATGCTTTCAAACGAAATGTTTCTTGACACTGCAACACTTCGTTCATCTGTCGTATCTCATGCAAAGAAACTAAACTACACTCCACGTTCTGCAAGAGCCCCAGAGGCTCGTATCAATGTAAAAGTAAATGATAACAGTCTTGCATCTGTAACAATTGCAAAGGGAACAAAGTTTACAACTACTGTAAATAATAATACATACGGTTTTGTTGTGAATGCTGCACAGACTATACAACCAGTGAATGGCGCTCTTAAATTTGAAAACCTTCCAATCTATGAGGGAAGTCTGGTTACTGCAAAGTATACTGTTGATTATAATAATCCAGAAAAGAGATATGTTCTTACAAGTGACAGGGCAGACACAACAACTCTAACAGTCACAGTGCAAACATCTTCATCAGATACTACTACTGAAGTTTTTAATCTTGCAAGAGATATATCTAAAGTAACATCTACTGACAAAGTTTATTTCTTACAGGAGAATGAGGATGGTAGATTTGAAGTTTACTTTGGTGATAATGTTATTGGTAAGAAACTTGCAAATGGAAATATCGTAATCTTAGAATACATTGTAACTAATAAAACAGAAGCAAATGGTGCAAGTACTTTTTCTGGAACAGCAGTTGGTGGTGTATCAGACATTACTATTGAAAGTGTTGCGGCTGCATCTGGTGGTGCAGAACCAGAAACAATTCAATCAATAAAGTATTATGCTCCTTTAAATTATTCTGCACAAAGAAGAGCAGTAACAACTTCAGATTATAAATCTATTCTTCCAGAGATATATCCAAACATCAAGTCTATTCAAGTATGGGGTGGTGAAGATAATGATCCACCAATCTATGGACAGGTGTATATTGCAATCAGTCCATTGTCTGGCGCAAGACTAACAGAGGCTCAGAAAGAATTTATTGTTACTGGATTAAAACCATTTAACGTGGCATCTGTTCGTCCACAGATTGTTGATCCTGAAACAATTAATATTATTGTAGATACAAATTTTAGATACAATGCTCTTGCAACAACAAAGACTGCATCTGATTTGCAGACAGAAGTTAATACAACAATATCAAACTACTCTGCAAATAACTTAGAGAAGTTTGATAATATGTTTAGGTATTCTGAACTATCACGTTTGATTGATAACACGGACACTTCTATTCTTTCAAACATCACCACTATTCGTATGTACAAATCAGTAACACCATTACTCAATACTTTAACACAGTACACTGTAAAGTATTATAATCAATTTTTTAATCCACATTCTGGCCATGGTTCTGTTCTATCCACAACTGGTTTTAAAATATCTGGTTCAACTGCCGAACAATTTTTGGATGATGATGGTAGAGGTAATGTTAGAATCTTTAGAGTTGAATCCAACCAAAAGGTTTATGCAAACGCAGCCGTTGGAACAATTGATTATCAACAAGGAACTATAGTTCTTAATAATCTTACAATCACATCTACAACAAATGCAGATGGAACAATTCATATGATTGTGATACCAGATTCAAATGATGTTCTCCCTGTAAGAAATCAACTCTTGCAGATAGATATTTCTAAAGGAAGTGTTGCTGCGACTTCTGATAATTCTGGACAAGGAGCATCAGGTAGTTCTTATTCTCCTGTTGGTGGAGGAACTATGACAATGGATATGGGAACAACAAGTAGTTCGTCAAGCTCATCAAGTTCAAGCAGTTCATCAAGTTCAAGTAGTTCGTCAAGTTCAAGTTCTTACTAAGATAGGTAATTAAGTATGGCTGGTAATAACCCATCTTTTAAAAATAAAATATCTCCTCTGGTTCAAGGACAACTTCCTAATTTTGTTCAGGAAGACCATCCCCTATTCATAACTCTGTTAAAACATTACTATGAGTTTATGGAAGGAGCGCAGATATCTCTTGGTGGGTTTAACGATTATCTTATTCAAGAAACAAACTCTGTTAATTATGTTCTAGATCAGAACGGAGACAATATTGTTCTTGAAACATCTGTATCAAAATTTGTTACGGGCGAAACTATTGTTGGAGATACTTCAAAGAGTAGTGCAAAGATTATTGTCGATGACTATGACAATGCAAAAAAGATTTACATTACATCCCAACAAAGATTTAATATTGGTGAAAAGATTATCGGCCAGACTTCTGGTGCAAGTGCAGTAGTTACTGATTACAAAGCAAACCCCATTCAAAATATTCAACAACTTCTTGCGTATGCAGATGTTGATAATACTGTATTTAAATTTCTTGACAAGTTTAAACAATCTATTCTTAACTCAATACCAGAGACAATTGCAGAAGATATTGATCAAAGAAATCTAATTAAGAATATTAAAGACTTGTATGAAGCAAAAGGAACTGAAGATGGACACAGACTATTCTTTAGAATTCTTTTTGATGAAGAGTCTGAATTCTTATATCCAAGAGAGAGTATGCTCAAGACATCTGACGGTCAATGGTCAGATGATTTTGTTATGCGAGTTGTTGAGATTGGAACATCAAACTTTAATGAACTTATCGGACAAACTATTACTGGACAAACATCTGGTGCAACAGCAATTGTGTCATCCCTTGTTAAATTTAAAAGCGGAACAACACTTGTCACAGAACTTAATCTAGATCAAACTACTCTTGACGGAACATTTGTAATCGGTGAGATTGTAAAAGGTATATCCACAGAACTTGACTTAGAAATTAGTGCAACACTATCTGGTATTGTTGGTGAGGTAACTATTACTGATGGCCCTGCCGATATGATGGGCATGAACATGGATAGGTATGGTGTCAAAGGTGGACAGTACTATGAAGTTGGTGATGTAGTTAAATTTGAGAAACTAGGAACAATTGGTGTTCGTGGACAGGTAAGTAGAATTGGTGCTGGTAGTATCGATGAGATTTATATTGCTAATCGTGGTACTGGTTATAATGAAGGTGATGTAATCACTTTTAATAATGCAAACACAAATGGTGTAGGTGCTGCAGCCAAACTTGCAGTTGTTGGTGGTTCTCTTCTCTTAGAACCATTTACTGCTCCAGATAGTGTAGTTCAGAATTGTACTGACGTACATGATTTAATTGTAGATCACGCATCACAGATTGATTTACAAGATGCAACTATAACCACAAAGTATCTAGAACTTGAGACTGCAACAGGTGGAGACAGACTTGTACAAGAAGATGGAACACTTATTACTACAGGCCCAAGAAGTCAAACTGGAAAATTATTCATTGTAGATGAAGCCGACTCTGAGGATATTACTTATCAGGGTGAAGGACTTATACTTGAAGATGGGTTTAAAGTTCTTAGAGAAGAGACAAATGAATTTAACATTGGTTTGGAACAGGACACTGATGGTGTAACTAAACTTCTTCTTGAGAATGGTGATGACATTATAGTTGAGACTGCAACCTTTGGTGATGCGCCGGGCAGTAGTGTTGATGAACGTGGAGAAATTACAAAGGTTACAATTCTTGATGATGGTAATGGATACACATCCCTTCCATCAATCGGCGTAACAAGATCCGTTGCAAATCCTTTAGCCACTGACGCAGTTTTAATTGCAGTATCTAATAGTGGTGTTGGTAGTGTAAAAGATGTTACTATAACAAACTATGGTTTGGAATACACTGGTGATCCAAAGGTTACATTTAATAAAAAACTTATTGTCGCAAATGCAACAGGTAACTATACTATTGGTGATACACTAACTTCTTTCACTGGTACTATCGTAGATTGGAATGCAAGCACTAGACTTCTTGAATTAGAAACCCC